ACAGAAACACCAAAACCTACAAAGAAAGATGAGGAATAACCATGGCTCAAGGCCTAACCAATAAAGTCGGTTTCAAGGTAGGCGCATCCAGTCCTGCCTCAATCGATCTCAGTACATATGTAACAAATTTCCAATTGACACGTTCAGTAGATAGCTTGGAAGTAACTGCGATGGGCGATACAGGTCACCGTTATGTAGCTGGATTGGAAAATAACTCAATCACAGTTGATCTAATCAATGATGATGCTGCAACAGCAGTTCTTCAGACAATGAACACATTGTTTGCAACTAATGCTTACTTCAAGTGCGCGCTAAATAAAGATGCTGCTGGTTCTGCAAGCAACCCATTCTATACTGGACTAATCTTGGTAGACTCAATCACACCTATCAATGGTGCAGTTGGAGACCTAGGAATGCAATCTTTGACATTCCAAGTATCTGGTGCAATTACAAAGACTGAAACAGGCACTTTCTAAAAACTAAACAAAGGGGCAAAGCATGGCAAAGTTGAAAATCACGTTTCTAGATGGAAAAGTGTTAGAAGGAGAAGTAACTCCATTAGTGGAATACCTCTTTGAACAACATTACAAAATGGGCTTCCATAAGGCCTTCCGCGAGGAAGAGATGCAAACGATGGTTTATTGGCTTGCTCATGAAATTGTCAAACGGTCGGGTGAACCTGTCGATGCAAAGTTTGAAAACTTTATTGCAACATTGAAAAATGTTGAGGTAATGGATTCAGACCCTTTGCTCTAGGGCGTAATTCCTTCACCTATCTCATTGCTCGAGTTAGTATTGAGACAGGAATTGCGCCACAACAATTGATTGAGTTAGATCCGGCAATGTTCAAGGCAATGCTAGATGGACTCAAAGACAGAGCAAAGGAGATGAGCGATGCCAGTAAGCGTCAAAGGCGCGGTTAGTCTTCGTAAGGCTCTGCGTGAGTTCAGTCCTGATTTAGCCAAGGCATTACCTAAAGAGATGGCTGCTGCTCTCAAGCCAGTCGTTCGCGATGCTCGCGGTTACTTGCCTAGTGAGTCTCAGATAATTTCTAACTGGTCAGTAACAGGCAAACAGATTACTGCACAAAGTTCTGCTTTCTCTACTGCCAAGTTTCCTAAGTATGTTGCATCCGTTGTAAAGGCTAATATCGGATATAAGACAACTCCATCAAAGCCTAACTCTCGCGGTTTCCGTTCTTTAGCACAATTGTTCAATAAGACTCGTGCTGGTTCTATCTATGAAACTGCTGGTCGTAAGAATCCTAATAGCTTGTTCGTCAAGAACTTTAGCAAGAAATATCAGAATGACTTGCAAGGCAAAGGTGCAATGGAAGGTCGCGCTCTTTATCGCGCTTATGAAGAAGATCGTGGCAAGGCTCAAGATGGCGTACTAAGAGCAATTGAAAACTCTAAAGACAAGTTGAATCAAACAGCTAAGGCGGTGAAATAATGCCAGTAGTCAAGATTGATATTGCTGCTGAATACACTGGTAAGAAAGCCTTCAGCCAAGCAGAACAAGCCACTCAGACGCTCACTAAGTCCGTTAGAACTCTTGCTGGTGCATTCGGTCTAGCCTTCGGTACTCAAGCTGTTATTGCCTTCGGTAAGGCTTCGGTGAAGGCGTTTGCCCAAGACGAGGCATCCGCTAAAAGATTGACAGTGGCAGTTGATAACCTTGGCATCTCGTTTGCCAATCCTGCTATTGAGATGTTTATCAAGAATTTAGAATCAACTGCTGGTATTGCCGATGATATTCTTAGACCAGCGTTTCAGGGTTTGATTACCACTACTGGATCACTGACTCAATCTCAAAAACTTTTAGGCGATGCAATAACAATTAGTCGTGCTAAAGGCATTGACTTGGCTACTGTCTCTCAAGACTTGGCTAACGGTTATGTAGGTATTACTCGAGGACTCAAGAAGTACAACACAGGCTTGACTCAATCAGAACTCAAGACCAAATCATTCTCAGACATTCTTGGAATCTTGCTCAAGCAATCTACAGGCGCAGCTAATGCTTACATGGACACAACGTCATTCAAGTTTGATGTTCTTGGTGTAGCAGTTGATAATGCCAAAGAAAAGATTGGCAAAGGCCTTGTTGATTCCTTTGCTCGCATGGCTGGTGGAACTGAAGCAAGCGATGCAGTCAAGGCAATTGATAACATAGCCACTGCAATCAATGGAATTAGCCTTGCAACAGGTACTGCAATTGGTGGTATTGCAAGTGTATTGAGTTTATTGAAGAATCTTCCTAAGAACATCTTTATGGGCTTTGCTGGTAAAGCTGGTGGATTGCCAGCGCCTAAAGCTGCACCAATGTCTAAAGAAGAAATTGATAAAAAGAAGCAACGTGAGATTCTCGCTAAGTTAGAAAAGGATGCTGCTAGAAGAGCCAAAGAATTAGCTGCTGCTCAAATCAAGGCTCAAAAGGCTTTATTAGAAGAACAAAAGAGAATTGCTCTAGTAAAGAAAGCCTCAGGCATCTTTGACCTTGAACAGATCCAAATTGCAGCAGCACTCAAAGGGAAAATCTCTGAAGAAGAAAAGAAACGCTTAGAATTACAGGCAGCAATCATTGGTGGTAATACCACTGAGATTATGAACGCAGCCAATGAACTCTCCAAGGTAGAAGGAATTACTAGAGGATTATCTATCTGGCTCAAGGACTTGCCCAAGGCTAAGAATCCTTTTGAGGATTGGATCACTTATCTCGATGAGGCTGCAAGAAAAGCAGCCAACATTGCAGCGACTCTTGGATTACAACCTTCAGGCGCAGGCGCGACTGGAAACGGTGCTGAAACAGCTGCCAAGACTGCAACCAATGTATTGCCTACTCTTTCTTCAATATCTGGTAATGCTGAAATATTCAATCCAAACTCGGGCATCTCTGGTGCTGCTGGAATGTTTGCACCTACCAATAACGTCAATGTTGTAGTTCAATTGGATGGCGTAAGTGTTGCTTCTTCTTTGAAGCAAGCGCAAGAAGCTGCATCTCAAAATGGTGGTCAGAACGGTAACTGGACAACAGTTAGGCCGATGTAATGGCATTACCGGCAACACTTACCGTCACAATCAATTTCTCAGATGGGCCTGTGTTCGGTTCTCCATTCACAATTGGAGATCCGATTTATGGAAAACTCGGTGGAGTAGGAACTCTTGGCGCAAGCACAACTCCTGCATTGATTCTTGACGTAACTGCTAACACAATAAAGATTGATACTAAAAGAGGCAGAAACATCAATCAAGATATTTATGAAGCAGGTACAGCAGTTGTTCGCGTATTAGATCCCACAGGAATCTTCAATCCTCAAAATACATCCTCAGAAATCTATGGCTTTTTGCAACCACTTCGTAAGGTGCGCATTACTGCTGACAATGGGACTGCTTACAATATCTTCTCGGGTTATACAACCGATTACAAATATACCTATCCAGTAGGGCAAGACATTGCCTATGTGGACATATCTTGTGTGGATGCTTTCCGCTTGTTCAATATGTCTAACATCACGACAATCACAGACGGCACAGCTAGTCAGGCAACCGGCACAAGGTTGGGCAAGATTCTGGACATGGTGTCTTGGCCTAATAACATGAGAAGTTTTGCAACGGGCAATTCCACCTGTCAAGCAAGTTCAGTTGATACCACTGTTAGATCAGTGTTACAGGCTGCGAGGAACGTAGAGCAATCTGAGTACGGGGCTTTCTATTGTGACCCTAATGGCGTAGCGGTATTCAAGTCACGTTCGCAAGTCCTATCGGCAGCCGCTGGTGCGCCTACAGTATTCAATCAGGATGGCACTGGAATCAACTATGCCAATGTGACGTTTGCCTTTGATGATAAGCAGGTAGTCAATAACGTGTCAGTCCAACGTACGGGTGGCACTGCTCAGGTAGCGAGTGATTCCGCATCTATTCTGACCTACTTCACCCATTCGCTTTCCTATTCAAACCTCATCGTTGAAACAGATGCAGAAGCCTTGAACATAGCCAAAGCGTATGTTGCCTCACATAAAGACACAACCATAAGAATTGAGACATTGACTCTTGACCTTATGACAAATAACTACAGTGCAGGAGTAACAGCAGCTCTTGACCTTGATTACTTTGACCAAGTACAGATAACCAATACACAACCAGCAGGATCTACAATAACTAAGACTCTCCAAGTCCAAGGCATCGCTCATGCGATTACACCTACAACTTGGAAAACAACCCTCACGACGCAAGAGCCCATCCTAGATGGATTTATCCTGTCAAGCAGCCTATACGGTATCCTTGGCACTAGCGTTTTATCATACTAAGGAGTAAGAATGCCTACAGGAATGCCAGCCGCCACAGGTGACGTTATGTCTGCCGCAATGTTCAATCAACTTGTGTCGTTCACGTTACAGACAACACAGACCGCTGACTACACAGCGGTAATTGCAGATGCTTATCAGACACTCGTACAGATGAACAAGGCAACAGCTATTGCCTTCAAGATTCCAACTAACGCATCTGTTGCTATTCCTGTCGGATCCGCAATAACTGTCCTCAACATAGGTGCTGGTACTTGCACTATCTCAGCAGTAACCAGTGGTACAACCACAGTTCTTTCAGCTGGAGCCACTGCTGCATCTCCTACCCTTGCACAATACAAATCCGCAGTCTGCATCAAAGTAGCAACCGACTCATGGTATGTTGTTGGAGCCGTTGCATAATGCTCAATATCATCAGTAGCGTGTTGGATATTCCAACGCCTGTTAGCACTAACTCGTATGAGTCTATTGCTACTACGACGTTGAGTTCTAGCCAATCTACAGTTACTTTTAGTTCAATTCCTGCTACTTATACTCATTTGCAGTTACGCTATTTCTGTAATACGACTCGCGTGGGCGGTGCAAGTGGTTCAGGTAAAATTGAATTCAACGGTGATACTACTGTGACTAATTATTCAAACCATGCTTTATACGGTAACGGCGCAACTGCTGCAGGTTACGGTGCTGCCAATACAAACAATGGATTATGGTATTACGGTGATACAACAACATTCGTTGCTGGAATTGTAGATATTTTAGATTACGCAAATACAAATAAATATAAAACTATGCGCAGTTTGACAGGATTCGACCAAAACGGTTCTGGACAAGTGGGCTTGGTATCTTTGGCTTGGCTTAGCACTTCTGCAATTACTTCTATAGTGTTGACTCCAACCAGTTATTCTTTCAATACTTATTCTAAGTTTGCACTCTACGGGATAAAGGGATAGCCATGGCAGCAGGATCAACCTACACACCGATAGCGACTAACACGCTGGCAAGTACGGCTACTAACCTTACTTTTAGTTCGATTGCTGGTACTTATACCGATCTAGTTCTTATTGCTAATTTCAAATCATCGGCTACCGATGGCATATCAGTGCAATTCAACGGTGATACAGCTACTAATTATTCTTGGACATTGTTATATGGTACGGGTTCTGTTGCTGGGTCTGCTCGGTATAGCAATCAAACTGGCGTAACTATTGGTTATACAACTGCAAGCAATTTCAATACTACTATATGCCAAATTGCAAATTACAGTAATACAACAACTAACAAGACCCTTATTTCTAAAGGGTCTAGCGCAGATTATGAAAATGATAATATGGTTGGTCTATGGCGTAGTACTGCCGCTATTACAAGCATAAAAATCAACTGTACGGGAACATTACAAATAGGCTCAACCTTCACACTCTATGGAATTGCGGCTGCATAATGGCTAATACATATACTAAAATAGCAAGCGTGGCTGTCGGTGCTGGCGGTGCTGTATCCATGGAGTTCACCTCAATACCTGCCACTTACACAGACCTAAAAATTTGCTTTAGCGCTAGGGAAGCAACAGGTGGCGATTACATCCGTTTCAGTTTAGATATAAATGCAACTGGTACAGGTTTAGGCACTCCTAAAATTTTATGGGGTAATGGAACTACCGCTAATTCTGGTACAGAAACCTCACCTACTGTTGGTTATGGTGTCAATCGCTTTAGTTCAACTGCGAGTGTGTTTAGTAATACTGAAATCTACATACCAAATTATACAGTGTCTCAATATAAATCTATTGCTATAACAGGGGCAGAAGAAAATAATGCCACTGCTGCCTTTAGTTCTGCATCCGCAGTTCTATGGAGTAACAACGCAGCCATTACTTCTGTGAAAATATACTCACCTGTCAATGTGGCTCAGTATTCAACAGCAACCCTTTACGGCATATCTAAAACATAGGAGATAAAAATGGCAGATAAAAAGATAATCGTAAATTGTGAAACAGGCGAAGTCTCTGAGGTTGAACTAACCGCTGAGGAAGTAGCACAACGCGCAGCAGATGCTACAGAGGCAGCAAAGGCAAAGGCTGAGGCCGATGCAGAAGCAGCAGCCAAGGCAACAGCCAAGACTGCACTCTTGGCTAAGTTAGGCATCAGCGCAGAAGAAGCTGCACTCTTACTTGGATGAAACCAAGACTGAGTAAAGCTGCTTCACAACTAAGGTTGCAAGTAGATGATTCCTTCACGGATAGAGATAGAACATCAGACGGCTGGGTTGGGGATACCCGACATTCTGCAACTGTCTCTGATCACAATCCAGATGCTGAGGGCTGGGTACGCGCCATCGACATTGATGCTGACTTGTCCAAGCAAAAAGGACAGTCCGTATATTTGGCAGATCAGATACGACTTGCTGCTAAGAATGGCGAGCGGCGAATTACTTACGTTATCCACATGGGAAAAATTGCTAGTTCAAAGAAGCGTTGGGCTTGGCGCAAATACGATGGCATCAATG